GATCGAGGGCCGCAAGAAGGATGGGGTGAGATGAAGTAGACATGAAAGCTCCTTTGCGCTTGTAAGTAAGATGTTGCTGTTCGAGTTGGACGAGCTGTTGTTGCCGTTGAAGTAGAACAGGCCCGCAAACGAGCCGCCGTCCCAGTCGCCGCCCACATACAGCACAAGCCAGCGCAGAGCGCAGAGAATCCCTATTTTTTAAGTTCCTGCCTCACTTGGCAGGAATCGATGATTGTAAAGCTTCTGGGGGCTGCGGCCCCCAGTCCCCCTCAGGGGACGAAAAGGAGTCGAGCGCCGATGTAGCTGTACGAGTCGGACGAGCTGTAGTTGCCGTTGAAGTAGAACAGGCCCGCAAACGAGCCGCCGCCCCAGTCGCCGCCCACATACAGCACAAGCCAGCCGCTCGAAGTCCACGAGTAGTCCGGGATGTAGGTGGTCTCGCTGCCTCCGGCAGACGAGGGGTAAATAGCCCACGGTGCAGTTGTGGATGCTCCAAGAGCGCTGATGTATCCGCTGGAAGAAGCTCTGGTTCCCGCATTGGTGTATCCGTCGGAGGTGTCATCGGCGTATTTCGCGGGGTCGGTACAGACATAGACCGTGCTGCCGTTGAAGTTTACGCCGTCCACCCAGTCGAAGACGTTGCCCCACGGGTTTTCGATGTGCCTGTACTGGACGGCAGTTGCACCGTCCGTGCCGTAAGCTCTGCCGGTATGGTAGGTCATGACATCGGTACCGCCGGAAGAAATTGCCGAGCTGCCGCTGCTATAGCCCTTGCCGATTTTGCTCTGGGTGTCCCAGCCGGCGTACTCTACGATGTAGAGCAGGCCGATGGCGCACCAGCTTGCGTAGTCGTACTCGTACCAGCCGGAGCCTTTGCTCTTTGCGCCGCTGCGGGCAGATGCTCTGGTGATGCTTACCAGCGGAGACATTCCGGTGCGCGAAACATGGCCGGAGCCGGTATTGTAGCGACCGACGTATCGGCCAGAGCCGGGGTGCTTGTCCCACCCGGTCTTCTGCTTGTCAGCGATGTAGTAGTACCGCTTTTTTCCACTGGCGTCGTCCACGATCTTGTACCAAAAATCCGGGATGTGGACGACTACATCACCGTTGCTGCTCCTGCTGAAGCCGTTCTCGCCCTGCTTCGGGCCAACGGCGTTGCTCACGATGTTGTACTCCTGCATACCGGCCCACGGGGCATAATCGTCAAAGGGACTACTGCCAGAGCCGGCACCAACAGCGGCCACCGGTTCGCTTGTGATATCAATGTTCACGAAACCGTTCGGGTCATTTTCCTGCCCCAGTCTTGTGCATACAGTAGAGCTGGCCCCATAATTCCAGCATACGCCAAAAATTCGAACATAGAAAAGTTTGAGGGTATACTCCCCACCCAGTTCAGTTTCGGCACTGTCCTCTGCAGTGTACTCATTCAGCACTGCCTTCACCGTCCATCGCCCGGTGCGAGGTAACGCCGTATGGTATACACCGTCCTCGCCCACCGTAGCCGTAATGATGCCGGTTCCATCCGTAATGGTCAGATTGCTTCCGGCATCCACCGTAATAGTCAGGTTCGGCAAAATCAAATCGCCTACCACTTTCGCGTCTGCCGATCTTCCAGCGATGGTCAAGCTGGCATCCGGCGGCGCACTGTCTTCACCCTTCGGACCTTGAGGGCCGGTTTTGCCGGTGTCGCCCTTCTCTCCCTTCGGGCCGGTTTCGCCGGTGTCGCCCTTCTCTCCTTTTTCACCCTGCGGACCTTGAGGGCCGATTTCACCAGTGTCTCCCTTCTTGCCTTTCTCTCCGGGATCGCCTTTTTCACCCTTGCAGGCGCCCGATGCAATGCTCTTCAGAATCTCATTCTGGAGTTTCATCTGATCTGCGAGTGCCTGGCCTGTTTCATCGCTCATCGGGTGATTGATGAGCTCCCATGTGTCATCCATTTTCTCTCCCCCTTATAAAAAATATATTATCACGGCAACACTGCGCACCGCGGAAGGCCACCGTATCGTATTGCCATACCGTGATGTACATAGTCACTTTCTTCTGCTTTTCAGATTATAACAGTCCAACATCTGCAAAGCTGATTTTTGTTAGATAATCACGGATTCTGTGATTATCTAACTACCCTTGCGAGCAAAAAAAGAAAAGCGCCCATCCGCATCCGGGCCAAATGCAAAATTTATCGATGCAGCAGATCCTGCCACTTGATTTGCAATAGCTACAGATTTGTTCATGTAGCTCAAGGCATTTTCTTCGGACGCCTTCGCGTCCGAAGCATAGCCCCTTGATGCACGTTCGCTCGCCGCCGCAGATGATGCGTTGTTTGTTGATATTTTTTCGGAGTTTCTTGCTGCAATAGCACTGGCGTTTGCCGCCGATGCACTTCGGGCTGCAGCCTGCTCGGAAGCGCTGGTGTTGGCCACAAGCCTTTTGATTTCTTCGACGTTTTTCAGGATTGCATCCGCAACATCCGCGCGAAGTGCATAGAGAAGCCGCCACTCATCGTTATCATCAAGGGCATATTGCGCTGCCATTTCAATGCAGTATGCGATGCTTGCCGGTTTCGCCAGCTTTTTAACCTTGTAAGATGCTCCCATCGACTTGCTTGTGGGCAAATCCTTGATATCCTCTAAGGTGTCCACGTAGAACGTGTACCACGCTTCGGTCTCCGTCTCGAGCAGTTTGTTTGCAATGAGAATCGACATAAATCTCCCTCCTTTCAGTCGGCTCCATCTGCGTCAGCGAATTTTATCAGTGCCTTTTCCTGCATCTTCCAAAGTTCTCTCGCGGCCTTTTCCCCGATAATTGCTTTTGCTTCATCGTAGGGCATATAAATGACTCTGGGAATGCAATCTCCCACGGATATATAGCGCTTATTGTGGTAGTAGTACGCCCCCAGAACCCGGCCTTTGTGAGCAAGACAGATGTTAGTAGTTCGGCAGTTTGGAGTGCCGCAATGCTCGTAGTTGTAGCCACTGCACCAGCCGCAGCCGGTAGCCACCGGGCAGTCAAGGCATTTTTGGGAACTTTGGCTGGCGCGTGTAATAGCGTCCAACATAGCCTTTGTGTCCTGTTGCCGCTTGGTGGTATAGAGACCGGCGTAGCAGTCACCGAGACACATAGATTCAGCGAGCTCCTCTCCAACTGAGATAGGTGCATACCGGATGCAGGGGTAAGCCTTGCCGTCGGGGGAAAAACTCAGCATGGCACCGGTACCGCCACAGTAGTTCTCGTTCTCCTCCTGGGGCTTCGGAGTTCCGATGGGTTCATCAAGCATGGAAATGTAGACATCCTTTTTGGCATCGATCAGCCAATCGGACAGTTCTTTAAGGGCATCAAAAATTTCCCGTGCATCCGCCGCCGTATAAACAGGCTCATAGGCAAAATTACAGTGGATTATCTCACACCCCTCATTTACCATCATCTTCACGCTGGGTGCGATGTACTTGATTGAGCCGGGCACGAAGGTCATTTTGGAGTTGTGCCAGCCATACTTTTTGCCGTCCTGAAATGCCGCCCACGCCTTATCGAAGCTGCCAATACCGCTTGCATCCAACCGGTATTTGTCGTGCAACTCCTTCACCCCATCGATGCTGACGGTAACAGCCATCATCTCATGATACTTCTCAAAAAGGTGCTGCGCTTCCGGGCCGAACCAAAGTTGCCCATTGGTCGCAAAGCTAATTCTCGTAAATGGTGCCAGTGGAATTTTTCTTCGCCAGCACTCCGAGAACCAGTAGTCGCAGATATGTTCGATCAACGCAGCCTCCAATAAAGGCTCCCCACCGATGAAGTCCAGAACAACTGCCCTGGTGTTCGGATTGATGAAATCCGAATCGCCTTTCTCATACAGATCCAGCAGCTGGTCAACAATTCGCCTTCCGGTTTCCAGATTCATTCCCCTGCACGCCTTGTGATGCTCATAGCAATACGAGCACCGCAAAGTACAGTCGTCCGTCACCTGAAACGTAATCGCCCGAGCTGTCTGCATATTAGGCTCACCGTCAAAGGAAAAGAGCTGACGAACATACTCCGCGTACTCGTCCCTCCTGATATGCCCTGTCACCATTCGCACTTGACCTCCAGCCTATCAAAATTAAAGCTGTACCGAAGCGGGATGGTCCCGATCAGCCGGTTAAACAGGGCATCCCGGGCACAAGAGAAATCAATGCACGCTTTTTGATAAAGCTGCCGGTAATCCTCAATCATAGCCCGGTAATCTGCAGTAGCAGTCTCAGCATAGCTCCGGCCGAGAACCGCAAGCAGCGATTCATAGCTTTTCATGATATAAAAGCGCCGCTCGATTGCATTGGAAACTTCAGGAGTGATAGCAAAAACCTTTTTGTTCACGCGCCAATTCCCCTCCCGATGCGATAATTGTCAAACTTTTTTTCGAGGGCCGGGAACTCATCCACAAAAGGTTTTAGTTTTTCCATCAGCTCGATAAAAAGATGCGCTCTGAAATTTTTCTCTGAGACAAGAACATCAAGGACTGCTTTTCCTACAATATACACAGCCCATTTTTGTTCGTCTTTTTTAACAGCAAGTTCCTGCAGCGCCCGTATTTTCTCCGCAGAAAGTATCTCGGTGTCATGAACATAGCTTTCCGCATTTGGATAGACCTTGATTGCAATGGCATACGAATACAAATCTCGTTCTGCTTCGGTCAGGGTATATCCACACACATCCGCGCACATTTTTACCACCTGCTTTACATAAGCCAGCCAATGAGCAAGTGGTACGCCCTTGAGAAAAGGATTTTGCAGGCTGGACAAATATCCAAGCCATGCATTGAAATTGTGCATCTCCGGCTCAAAGTCGCAGCACTCCTGCATATTTTCCGGTAAGAAAGGATTCATCACAAGAAAGTCGTAAAGCAGCGTATGTACCTTGCGAATCATGCAGATCTGTGTAGGATTTGCATAAAAGTCACGGGTGTCCATTTTTGTTATCCTCCATTCATTCAGAAAACGTACCAGCCGCAACCGGAGCAGCCACTACAGCCGCTACCACAGTTTCCGCAGCCGGAGCAACCAGAGCAGCCTCCTGCACAACTGGAGCAACCGCTATAGCATCCAGTAGAACACAGACCAGTACAGCTTGCTCTGCACCCCGTGCTTGACTCAGTTTTGCTCCTAGAAGATAAATCGTTGAGCTTGGCCAACGCATTTCTCATCGTTTCCGCAAGGATTATCGTTCCTTTTCTCGGCGTCGTTTCTACACCATCAATGGCATCCAGCGGCTCCGTAATCTTCCGAATGTATTCCCGGCCAATTTCTATGTCTCGAGATGGAGCTGTAGAGTATTGATACTCAGCACCGCCATAGGCAGACATACTGCCAATACTACCGTCAGCGGATCGCCTGGAAATTTCGCTGTCCACCATCTTTTTTTAGGTCAGTGAAATCCTCCGTCGTAATCAAATCGCCCCTGTCGGCCATAATCTCACCCCTTTACCCTGACACGAATCCGCCGCACATCTGTGCGGTCATCTCCTTCAACCGCATAACCCACAACTATCTCCAGCGCAGGAGACTCGCAAGCCAGAGCCGCGCGGCCCACACCGGGTTTCTCGCTGGGCAAAATAATATCCCCAGTATGTACCGGCCCGACAACCCTTGTCATGACACGTCCGGCCAACGCAATGGGGATGTATTTTTCTCTGTTCGTTTCCTCGTACCCTTTTCCTTTATCAGGAGTCTCACCACCAATGAGACAGGCGTATTCGTCAGAGTGTACCCCCACCACACGGCGCGAAGTGTTGGTGGCTTTTATGTACCTTTCAGACTGACTATTAAGATCAAGGGCGATTATGTCGCCGGGCTGCGTGCTCTCACCGCGAGGCATGTACTCGGCGTAGTCGCTCCACACCGCATTGTAAACACGGCGTGCTGAAATGTCTTCTTCGATGCCGAGCGACTTAAAATGAGCATCACCGGTAGACGAAACATAGTGCGAGGTGCCATTGGCAAAGTATACCGTACCTGTGAAGGTGCCACCTGCGTTGCGCATAGCGCCCAAATTCTTACAGGCATCCGCCGATGTTTCGGCTCCGGTTCCGCCTCGTTCAATCGTCATGGTTCCGCTCGTAATATCGGAGGTCGAGTGCTCGTGCTTCGATGCTGCGAATTCGGTCGAATGCTTTCCGTTGAGCATCTCCACATTGCATCCTTCCATCAAGCCAGCTGATGCAAGGGCTGCTATAATTTTGGTTGCTGTAAAGTCCTCTTTTGACAGTGCATCATTTGCGGTGTGCTTTACCGTATTCAGGTCCGAAACGACCTGATTGAGCAACGCACTCAGGATATAAGTGACCATGTTGAACTGCTGACTTGTCGGCTTGCCATTCACGCCGCCAACAATCGCAGCCCAACCGCCTTTCCACTCATCCAAGGAGATGTCCTGTTTAACGCCGTCTGCGGAAAAAGCCACCGAAGCATACTCTGCAAGTACTTTCGCCATAAAATTTCCCTCCTGTCAACTGATAGACTGCGCAAACCGGCCCTCGCCAAAGCCCGCAACTCGCGGATTCAGGTCTGCAAAGCCAAACGTTTCCGCATCTTCTGTCGAGTAATTCACTCGGACTTTGACACCCGCCGGGCGTACGATAATGTCATGGGTGCCCAAAATAGACAGCACCATATCGGAAAAAGGTGCCGAAACCGATAAGAAAATCGTAGCCGGAACATCCCGGCGTTCACTATAAACGACCTGCGTTGCCCCGAAAATAATCTTTGTCGCTTCGATGATTTCATCAGGCGTACACCGACAGGAATTGACAAACGCCTTATACTTCAAGCATATCCGATAAATATCATCATCGTCTGCAAGCTCTCGGCTTCCAATCATTGCTCCTGCTTGCTGGCGGGACATACACACAAGCTGTCCCAGTCTGTCCAGCCAGATACCGGTGCAGGCATCAAAGTCATTTAGCTTTTCCAGACTGCTCAGGAACAGCAACGCATTCTCATATTCCGGAGAGAGCGACCAGATGATTCCGTCGATATTCGACATTTTTTCTACACTGAGGGGAGTTTCCTGCAATACTTCGTATCCCATCAAATCACCTCTTTGCTAGAAAATTGAAGAATCCATTTTCCGGCCGAATTTTTGCGATAGATTGCGGGCGGGTGAATGATTCTCGCTACGCTGCCCATCTCGCAGTCAGAGGGCAGATCAGTCAAATCTTCGATGGTATCGCAGATATAATCGTCCACCTTGCTTTCCTCATACGCTTCCAGCTGAAATTGCATCGGGAGTTTGCTGCGCATTTTCTTATAAGTATCAATCACGTTTTCACCACCCGGATTCCATCTATGCTGATAATCGGTTGCTGGTTGATTTTGATAGGCACAGTGCCAGTTTTCATTGAGCTATCTGCCACTCCCTCAATGTCTGGCTTCTCGCTCAACAGACCACGAATCTCAATATAGTCAACACCTGCCACAGTTCCCAAAATGGGCCGAATGAATTTCTGTAGACGAATTGTAGTGCCAGCCTGAAGATTCTCATCCAGCAAAAGAGATTTGATTCGAGCCGTATAGTCATCATCCAGCCCGCCAGAACTTGTCACCGTAACGGACAGAAGCAGATAAACATCATTCACCCGCGTAAACTCCACATACTGGCGGTCTCCGTTGATGTCCGTAGCATAGGCATAATGGTCACCGTACGCACGGATTCCGCCGGCTTTGTTTTTCCAGATGATGTCTGCCACATCATCATCACTGCCGCCCTGCACCACTATTTCAATGCTATGCGGCGGTCTGCCATCCGAATCTGTTGTGTCGTTGTAATTCTCGTACCCGGCGGCAAACGTCACTCCATCCACATCGCTGTACAAGAGAGAAACAATGCTCGCAACAGTACCCGTGCCGCGACTTGCAACACGGTTCGTATAGCTTGTTCTCGCTTCGGCATCCGTCTGCGTGAGCCGCCCTTTTATCGGAGCAATTTCATTCGTACAGGATGTCCAGCCGTCAACCATCGTGACAATTTGAGTAATAACGCCATCCGCCAGAACAAAACTTCCGTATTCGGTGCTCTCAAATTGGATGTTGCTCGTCACCTCAGACACCGTGATATACTTGCAGAGTGAGGCAGAAAAGCTGTCAGATGCGCCCGCTGTTCTCAGGACAATCGAATGATTCCCTTGCATATCAAGCTCATCCGAAACTGAGATTCCGAATTTACTCAGGGCATCAAAGCCCTGCAATGCCGCAAGCATCTGCGAGTAGGCATCGCTATACGATGTGACAGTCATTTTCTTGGTGATGCTGGAGCTTCCCTCGTGTGTCCCCACTTCTCCGCCGGTCGCATTGCGAGAAACTCCAAACTCAAATGTAATTTCGCCGGAAATGCTCTCGATGGGTCGGATGGAAAGTTTTCTCCAGTTGGAGCTGGAAATCGTAGATACGCTGACGGCCTGAAATGTTCTCAGAGGGCGATTGTTCGACTGAATCATTGCGCCAACAGGAATTACAGTACCTTCCTGGCCTGTGCAGGAAATGAAATATTTGGTCTTTGCCTGACCTATCCGGTTTACGCCGCCCACCTGCATCACATTATCCAAAGCGACTCCCTGCGCCGTATTGGGAAAAAGCTGCTGACACGAAGCAGCAAAAGCCTCCCAGAGTTCCGCAGGAGCATCAGCGAAAATCGTAAACAGGACATTTATTATGCTCTGTGGATTCTCCGATGGGTCGATTCCAATTTCATCCTTGAATCTTTTACAAATATCGCTGTAGATTTCATCCAGACGGCGCATCTGAAAACCTTTATCAGTCACTCCATAATCCGACATGAGATAACTCCACCTCGCTTTGTATTTTCCCTTCTGTAGTGGTTGCCGTAAAAGAGGCCCGTAGCGTCCGGCTCTTGGCATCCTTTACCAAGCTTATGCTCCCGACCTCTGTAACTCCGTCCACAGCGATAATCTGGTTTCGAAGGGCTTTTTCAATCAGCGCTCTATTCGGAGTTTTGACGAGAATTGTTTCAAAGTAAGGTGTACCCATGGCCGTATTGAATACCCATTCGCCCTTGATCCATCGCAGGCGAATTTGGATGCCCTGCCTGACGGCATCTATGATTTCAAAATCGCCCGTATCGTCGATAAACAGGTCGCCGTTTGCCGCGAGCGCAAGGTCTTTTGCCATTACACCGGTCCTCCTGTCGGTCCATGTACGCCCACATGAGTGTGCGTATTCATCGTGATTCCGCCGAGCGTCAAAGTTCCGGAAATATCCACATTGCCCTGAATCTGAATATTTCCTTCGACTTTCACGTTTCCGGAAACATTGACAGCCGATGTGGTAATTTTCACATCGCTGCTCGTCACCTTGATTTCCGACCCACCCCTTTGTATAAGGATGGAATCATCCGTCATGGTCACGATGGTATCTTGCTTTTTTAGCTCGATATTGTCTTTTTTCACTGTGATGGTTGCAGTCGGTGCAAACATCACCGCTGCATCTTCATCTCCAGCGCGTTTTACCTGTTCTCCGGCCGAAGAAGATAATCCGGGTAACAATGTCGCATTGGACAAGTCCCATTTCAGATCCGTACCGGACCCGCCTTCTCCAAAAAGCGCAATGCAGCCATCGCCTGAATGAACCGGAAATGCAAATCCTATCGTCCCTCCTGCTCCTGTAGGCATCAAAATAACCGTGTCGGAAACTTTGGGATACTGAATCTCACGGCCATCGTCTGTTGTAACTTTTAGGTTCGGGGTGAGTTCGGCATGGAAATTATCATCCACATTTCCGACTTTTGCTGGTGCGGATGTGTGGATGTTATCTCCGGCATATTGACCAATGAGGTTCACGACCGCTTCGTAGAGATCCTGCTGCACGTTATTTCACCTCCACGAACTGCCCTACGCACTGCCAATCATCGCCCTCTGTATCACCAGAGAACTTGATTTTTGATGCTCTGTAATTTCCCTTGTACTTTCGGGACTCGACTTTTACATAATCGTCAATCTGAATATGCCCATTCAGCGAATACGTGACTTCGATTCCCTTTTTTGCCTTGCGCTTCGTTGTGTTCGAGGTTGCCTTTTGTCCGCCAGACGAAGATTTGCTACTGGTCGATGCCGATTCAAAGACCGGTTTCGGCGAACCAATCATGCCGGAATCAGCAGACAGGACATAAGCCGCCATCGTCATTGGCTCATCCAGAGCGCAAATCTGGATGATGCCATTTTGAACACTCCACCGCAGCTTGCTTCTGTCGCATACTCGACCGATCAGGGTTTTTCCTGTACCCACAAAGGCAAAATTCTTGAAGTCAATTAGCTTTGCGTTGGGAGAAAATTTGACTTCGCACCCCATCTCTTGAGCCGCATCTCTCACGATTTTTTCTCCGTTCACCGAACCGGAATAGCTGAGACTCAGTGTGGTATCTCTCGCAGAAGTAAAGCTATCCACAAACTCGATTGTGGTTTGCTGGTCGGCTCCGTTGGTGTCAGTTTCAAAGTATGTCAGAGACCCGCCCATAAGCACCGGCAAGTCGTCCCCGTAGCCTGCCCGAAGCTCAATCAGGCAATCTTCCTGTTCCAGCAGCCGTAAAGTTTCATCCGATAAGTTCCAGAGTGTGATCTTGCCTGTATTGGAGCTTGAGCTATCCCCCACCTCACACGAAAAAGAGCACCGAATTGCTCTGCCGGTATCCTCATTCGGCTTTCCGATTTCCCGGCCGACAGAGCTGTTTTTCCCGATGCGTACCCTATATTGCCTATTCCAGATTTCCATCCGCTACACTCCAAGCTGTTTAGCAGGAAGATACAGAAGTTTGGCCGAACCATTTGTAAAATCGTTACGTCCAATTTCTGCATTCTCCGTCTGAACCCCAAGAACACCCGGCGGGCCTCCTTGGACTTGATAATAAAAGTTCCAGATTGTCCCGGGTACAAGACGGGCCATGCCGATTATGATGTTCATCTCTGCATCGTAGACGCTCAGCATCCAGAATCCGCCGTATGCGTTCCACGTTAAGCGTAGATTGTAATACACTTCATCGAGATTCACTCTCATAATGGAGTCATTTCTGTCCGGCACAGAGATTTCATAGTATTCCAAATCCATCCTCTATACCTCACTTAAAAAGGCCTATCGCCTTAGCCCCAGAGCAAAGTATGCTACTGCGGGAAGATTTCTTGCTACCATCAGAGGATTTCGCAGAGGCCGAAGATGTGCTTTTTTGGCTTGCGCCGGTGTTCTTCTTCGACGTTCCCCCGCGGGCATACTTTATGCTGATATTTGCGGTCTCCGTTGCGTTGATGGAGACCTGCTTCAGCTTCAGAGAGATTCTTTCGCTGTTGCTCGTCTCCTTGGGAAATGTAATGCTCTCTATGCAGACGTTCTCATAGCTGTCCCCGCCCGCCGTGAAGGTCACAGGCTCCTTTTTCTTCCACATCTGACGCAGTTCTTCGATTGCACTTTCCACCCGGCTTGACGAAGCTGCATGCCGGTCGGCCCATGTGACCGGTGCATTGGAAACGACCGCCTCCACGTCAAGTGTCACAGGCTCTAAGCAGACGTTATCACTAACCGAGTATCCTTCCTCTGTGGCATAATCAGGAATTTTACTTGACAATGTTTCCGGGCGCTTGATGATTGCATCAAACTCAAATTCACCAAGTCGAGCAGGCTGTGTTGCGGCCATAGGCATCACCTCCCGTATGTGAGCGCACGTGCGAGATCACCGGTGGATTGCGAGGACTGAGAGCTGACCTCAGATTGCAGCTTAGATGCCGCATTCCTGTCGCTTACGTTGAATGTGTAAGTCTGACGGTTCTCCTGCTTTACCGTAACGGTCTTATTGTTTGTGGTGCTGGAAATTGGTCTCTGGGCGGCAGTTGTTGTAGACACCGGCCTGCCACCGGCAACAAATGCACTGGTGGCATTTTTATTGGCACGTCCAGCACCACCAGAGCCCTTGCCGCCGCCCATTCCGTCAAGGTCGGATGGGCTGTCATTGCCGCCATTGAAGAAGTTTGTAATGCCATCCCACAGATTTCTCGCCCATTCAATTTTTTCACCGAACCAGCCAAAAAAGCCTTTCAGCCAGTTCCACATTGATTGCGCACTCTCTTTGAGTGGATCCCACAGGTCGCCAAATACGGCGCCTCCAATTCCGTTCAGCACATCAAGGAAATCTTGCCAGAGTTCCTTGCATCCAGCCAAAAATTGTGTCCAGTCTCCTGTTTGGAATCCAGTAATCAGACCCGCCAACAGGTCAAACAGATGTTTGCCCAGCGTGATAATATCTGCGCTCAGGTCAACAAGTCCCTGCCACAGCCATTGCAGAACTGCAAGCACGTTATCGCCGTGCTCACTCCAGAATTGCTTCAGACTATCAAAGGCATTTTTTCCGAATTGTTTTGCATCAGAGAAGAAATTCGAGATTTTTTCTCTGAGCGCATCGACATCCACGCCAGCATCGATTAAGAGTCGCCCAAAAACGCTGTCTCCGCCTTGCAGGAAAGTAAAAACATCTTCCAGCACAAGGAACAACAGAAGCCATTTTGCGGCCGCGAGCGCCGTTTGGACATTAAATCCTTTTAGCAACTTTACGGCCCCGCCAAGGAACGACAGCACCTTATTCCCGTTTGTTGCGAGAAAAAGTGCCGTCGCTGCCAGCGCAATTAACTTCAGTAGCTGTTCCACGCCGCCCAGCTTATCCGAAACACTCTTGAGCCACGATGTGAATTTTTGTGCTTTCCCTATCAGAAAATCACTTATATTTTTTATTTCGGTTCCAATGCGGGTCGTGATATTGAGCATATCGTCCATGCCCGCAATCCAAAGTCCCCACTGATTTCTGACATAGGTAAGAGCGTCTCCAATTCCAAAGCCAAGTTCATCAAAGTTCTTTTGAATGTCACTTTCCGCCGCGAAAAACGCTTCTTTCAGTTGCTTTGCGGAAAGTTTTCCGCTCTCTGCCAGATTTTGAAGTTGCTTTTCGGACACCCCCATTGCAGACGAAATGGCTTTTACAACCTCTGGGGCTGCTGTCTTTAAGTTGGAAAAGCCAGACTTGTCCAGCTTGCCCGAAGAGATGGCCTTTTGCAGCACACTCATGGTGCTGTCAAGATTCGTCTCTCTTCCGGATCCCTTTTCCAGCTTTTCGACAAGCGAAACAAACTTTACGGCATCATCAACCGGGAACAGTTTGCTGTTCAGCTGCACCAGCTTTGTCACGTCCCCCGCCATAACCCCGTATTCTTCACGGCAATCCTGAGCCCCTTGCAGAATCTTTTGCTGGATTTCCGCTTGGTCTCCCAACTCGCGGGTTGCTCCGCGAATTACATCGTTAATGCCGCCAAATTCTTCTGCTATGCTGCTCAGCTGCGTAAAAGAGAATCCAATTCCGATGACGCCAAGAGCCTTAGCCGCAAAGCTTTTCACCTCACCAATGGCGCTTTTCGCCTCGTTGATGGAACTCTTGTCAATCTTGAACAGAATCTGATTTACAAACTTTCCAATTACAGTTTCCTTCGCTGCCACTTATGTATCCCCCGCTCTGTCTTCTTGGCTTTTGGCATACTCAATGTCCCGCTGCATCATAATCAGATCGTAAAGCTTCAGCATTTCATCCAGATTATAGACATAGGACAGTTCGTACATCGAAGCCACCCGCTCACGAATCAGGGTATACATAACCCATTCAAGGCTCGTTACTCTGTCGTTGTCGAATTCTCCATACTGTTCGAGCTGCCCGCCCGGCGCACTTTGATAAGGCCTCCAAAGAGGGTGCTCGCATCTTTGAAAAAACCACTGAAATTCAGGCGAATGACCTCTGCGCAAAGATTGAGCATTCCAGCAAGGTACTGGCAGAAGATTTCATCGAAGTCATCTTCAGTCATAACCTTATAACGACCGTCTTCGGGGTTCAGGGCAAGGACATTGCTGTGTTCCAGCAGAAGTTCGCTCACCAGCTTGGACAGTGCTTTGCCATTGATGCGGCCCAGTGCCTTTACCAAAGAGTCCTTATCCATGTCCATGCCATCGAACATTTCCATGCTGACAGCGTCCTTATTGTCACTTGCGACAGACACGGTTCCAAGGATGGGCAAAATGATGGATGCCACATCACCAAAGATGTAAATGGAATCCTTTGCACCAAACGGGCGAACCTTGAACCGGTATTCGCCAACCGTGATATCGCGCATTTCCATGCGTTTCAGTTTCATGTAAAGCCATCCTTTCAGTTTTTAGGATCCATCTTACCAACAGCACGCAGCGTCCACTCCTGAGTAGGCGCTGTTTTTCCGTAAGCAATGGGAGCCGGCTTGGAGACCCATGCCTTGGATGCCGTAAAGTTCGGGTTTTGGCCCAAATCTTTTACCTGCATATTGAAAATGCCGCTGCCCGGCATCTGCTTGTTGTTGTTGTACTGCTTCATCAGCCAGGCATTTGTTTTAGAGCCATACTGAAGAACCAGCTTGATTTCAAAGCGAGGGTCATCCGGAATCGAGATTACCACCTCGCCGTCAGCGCCTGCTTCGTCCGTCACTCCGTCACCCTGCGGAGTTACGGAGATAAAGCTATCCTCCGCAAATCCAGAGGGGATGTGCGTACCCATAGAGCAAATGATGTTCTTCGAGGAATAAACGGTAACGTCTCCACGCATTTAACGATTCTCCTTTCTCAGTAGTTCAGAGTGCCGCCGATTTTTGCGGCAATTAGTGCACCGGCCAGTTGAGCCGACCATGTCACACCGGTAAGTTTGCGGCTCTTGCGGGTAGCTGCATCCAGATCGGCCGCACGGGGGACGGTGACAGTATAGGACTGTGTTGCTTCGCCATCTTCAGAAGACGCCTCCTGCACGATGCCGCCGGCGCGAACGCCCTCTTCCAGTGCATCAATGACAGCGTTCTGCACCAGCGCAATTCCTTGATCTGTGAACGGTACCTTAGACAAGCCAAGGAACAGATTCAGTACTTTGGACTGAATCTCAGTTTTCAGCCAGTCACGGAAACGAATTGTGTCAATCCACTCGCCACCGCTCACCTTGCCGCCCTGCACCATAGCTTTGTTTCCAACCGCGGTGTAATACGAAATATTCTTTGCTTCAAGGCTTGCAATGTCCATCGTGGACAAGGTCTGCGCGGAAATCGTGGGCAGGGACTTGAAGCACCACTGCTCACTGCCCGGGTCATAGGAAAGAAACCGGGCGGCATAGGCACAGTTCACGCAGTCGCCCTCAGAGGTAGCGTGAATAACAGCCGTGCGAAGCATTGCATCCGAGACAGGGGAAGCCGAGATGCCTGTTGTTTCGCAAATGCAGAGTTTCTCGTTGGCTTCCGTCCAGTCAGCAATGCCCTGATAAAAGTTCTCGTTGATGCCCGCCGGGCAGATGCAGTACCAACCCGGTCTCCCAATGGCGCGGTCAAGGGTCGCATCCACCTTCTCAGGAGAGCCGCTGGACAACTTCTGTATCGCGATCATGACGGTAGAGGGCTTCGGGGACTGGCTGAAGACCTTGCTTGCCGCAATGTACACGGGATCTTCTGCCGTAAATCCGGCATCCTTGAGGTCCTGCAGATTGGTATAGCTGGCAACATCCGGCGTACTGTTTCCGCCGGGCGTCTTAGGCAGAGGCCCCATGATAAGGATGGTATCATAGCCGCCATCAATGGACATTGCTTCCGAAATCTGGATATTGACCTCAACGATTTTGTCAATGTTCACGTTGCTATCGCTCCTTTACTTATTTTCAAGTTCTCTCTTGACCTCAGCTTTGTCGAACCATCCGGCTTCCACATCGGCAACATCTTTTGCTGCCGCGCTGTCGTGGTCTTCCGAATAATCTCCGATGGATGGGGCCAACGCCGCGTACCCTTTCGTACACTGCATAAAATTCACAGAAAAAGAACAGCGCGCCCTTTCCACGCCGGGCGCGCTGTTATGAATCGCTTCTGGAATTCCTTCTGCGTATACCGTGATGTTTATGGAGCGCATTTTATCGCTCGCATAATGGCTGTCAAAGAACTGCACCGCTTGGTCAAGGTCATCAACAGCCGTTGGCAATCCAACCTTTTTTATGCCCCCTGCATGGCTCGTTTTGCTTCCAGTGACCAACTCGGCTGAGAACGGGATATGCTTGCTTTTCTGCTGTTGAAAAGTTCCATCTTCAATGCTCTCAAATACTCCGGTCGTATCTACGCTTTCAAAATCGAGAACGATATACGGCAACGGCGGGCGCACTGCATTCGGATAGCTGTAGATTACCTTGCATTTGGGATACAGTTCTGCGAACATGAGCCTAACAGCCTCCCGGCACTCAGCTGGTGTCATTGATGCTTTCCTCCTTCTCCCCGTCAACAGCTTCAAACTCCGAAATCCAGTGTTTCAGGATGGTGTTGCCCCAGTAAATCGACGATTTACAAGCGTACCACTTTCCCATATAAAACAGCCTGTCGCCCGTTGTCTGATCGTCCGGCTCGGTCGGTAAGAGTTGAACATCGCTGTACACAGTCAAAACGCCCATTGTCGAACGACCACTTGAATCGTCCTGATTCCGGCGTGTTTTTGCCTGCACATCAAGCGGAAACTGTACATCCGTATAGGCTGTCTCGGAGGTACCATGCCCCCAGCTTGTACCCTTGTAACGGCGCACCGTGTACATCTGCTTAAAAATGTTCATTTCTTTCCTTTCACGATAACGTACTGGCAGTTCTGCCGCATAAAGCCGGTGTCTATCAAGGGCTTTGTTGAGCCTTTTCCCTCAACATACACCGGCACCGGGCCTTTCTTGCCATACTCGTTTATCATCCAGCCGCCCTCAACCGTTATCGGCGCATTTGGAGTCCATTCTTCGCCTTTTATCGCTTCTTGAATCATGGACTTCGCCTGCGAGCCTATCGCGTTGGCAACCGCATCGGCAGTGTCCAGAGAGGACAATGCCTGCTGCGAGAACTCCGAAAGTTCCTCCGAATGCTTTTTGATTGTGTCCATAAAAGGGCGGGCAGGTATCATCACAGAGCCATCCTTGTGGACAGTTCCGTAGTGGTTCCAGTATACGATTTCAGCCAGTGACGTTTCGCCATCTGCCGCTTTCTGGTCTGCCTGATACCCAACCTCTATGGTCACATCTTCCAGTTCATTCAGCCGGTTCATTGTTGCAATTCCATCCGGGGTCAAGTCAAGGCCCAAATCTCCAGCGGTAGCCATAGGCCGTGCCTCCTTACCGAATCATAATGGGGACGATATGCCGGTTACGAATCGCAATGAACTGCAATCCGTAGGAAGTAAGCTGATATTCTGCATCGCCCGTCGTTCCCGCCGTGCTGGTAGCAAAGGAAATGCTCACACCACCTTCGGAAACACTGGCTAAGCGGCCCGTGTTTGAGATAGTTCCGAGAGAACTGTCACCATTGCCAGCCATTTTCATGGCATGGCAGACCAGCAACGCCACCGCCAGATTGTAATCCGCACCGAACTTCTTTTTGGAAATGACCGGCGCTTGCAGGCCGATCCAAAAAGAAACGTCCTCGTCCGAAGCGGATTTGAACTCGGTGCCAACCATCTTTACAATTTTGGTAATGGCGGTTACGTCAGGAGAATCCATCAGGATTCACCGCCCGCAGGAGCATCGGCAGGAGCGTCAGCTTCGGAATCGTTCTTCACGTTCTTTCCGCGCGCCTTTTTCTCCTGAACCTCCTGAAGCAGGCCCATGCTGATGTAAAATGCCATTGCATCATCATAGGTCGCATCGACCTGCGCAGTTTCGCCGGGGAGCAGAGAGATGGAGCCGATGCAGATGGGCTTCACCGAAATGTTTTTGACCTTCATAGTCGGTATCTCCTTTCTTACAGACCGTAGACCAGACAGGCAGACAGCGGATAAGGAATCATCATGCCTGCATCGCGGCCCTCGCAGTTGATAACGATTTCCAGATTGCGATCCTGCGGCGCGTGCTGAAGGAAAGCCATGGGAACATCGTGGGACATCTTGTCCGGGTCTTTGGTGTACAGCAGACCGATATTCTTGCCGGTGCTGTTATAGTCCTTGTTGCCCTTGGACAGTTCGCCGGCAACTTCCCAGTTCTTAATCTGGGGAGTGTGATCCTTGATGTAGGACAGGACGGATTCGCCGGTGCCATCGATGCGGCGCAGGTTCAGGCTGGTGTACAGGTCGTTGGGCATGACCCAGCTGTCCGGGTGCTCCACATTCTGGGTCAGGGTGTCGATGTAGTTCAGGATGCCGGCAATGTCGGCCGCAATCTCGTCTGCGGTCTTGGATGCCCAGTCGGCCTTACCAGTTGCACCGTTCTGCAGAGTATAGATGGGGATATTATTGCCGGAGGACAGAACGCCGATGATGCCCGTCTTCTCGTCGCCGTGCCAAATCAGGTGATTCACCTTGACATCGTACACCCGGCGGGCCGCTTCAGCACGCGCAGAGTCCAGAGACTTCATAATGCCCAGAACCGCATTGCGGCGGCAGGCACGCAGTTCCTGCACGTTGTAGCCGTAGCTGTCGCCGATGTTGACGATTTCCGCACGATGGGGAGTGCCCTTCACGTCAACTCGGGGCAGGTCGCTGGCGTAGTTGGCGATAACATCAGCAAAGCCGACCGGCTCATAGCTGTAGTATTCGATATACGCAGCGCCCTCATCGGTTTCGCTGGTCTGAGGGAAGATCTTCAGGCCGGACAGTTCCGGGAAATCCTTATCGTATGCCTTGGTTTTGACATGAGCCAGCTGCTTGGCAAAGAAGATACCTGCATTGTCGGCTCCGTCCAGACGAATCTTCGTGCCGGGGAACGGGTTCTTATATGCTTGGTTAATCAGGGAGGCGCACTTGCCATTCAGGGCAAGGCGGTCTTCCTCGCTGTAACCGTTGGCGGGGTCGAAAGGATTGTACTTAGCCATATTGAACCTCCTTAGATCTGCTCTGCGAACTGGGCGGGTGCAATGCCGTTCTGGGCCGCACCGATGAAGCGGGCCTTGACCGCCAGATTGGTACCCTTGGTCGGGGTGAACTTGCCTGCATCGTCGCCGGTAATCACAAGGTAAACCGGCTGACCGTAAGCAGGCTCTGCCTGATCGGCCAGCTGCACCCACATCTTGCCAGTCTGACAGACATCCAGAATCTGGCCTTTGCGCAGGAGCACGGCACCATCATCGTCCATCTCCGTATTGGCGCTGTACATCACAACGCCCTCGAACTTCTCGGCGGTCACGCCAGTTGCAGGAAGGGTGATGTCCTTGCCGGGCTCCGCACCCTGCACAACGCCGCAGCCAAAGAACAGCTTGCCATCCTCTGCGCTGTTCCGGCGGGTGACCGCATCGTAATTCGCACGGTCATAAAGCAGGCCGGGCATACCGCGGCTAGGCTCGCCGTAGTTCATCTGTACTGCCATATTGCTCATAGCTTAGCCCTCCTTCTCGCCAGCATGACGCTGGATCATACGATTGCGAGCCGCATCAGGGTCGTTCTTCTTGCCCGCATTGCGGACTGCCGCATTTGCGGAATCAGCATTGAACACCTGTCGGCGCTGGTCTGCCACGGTCTTGCGGCCGTTGACTTTGCCCTTTGCGATGTCGAAGGCCGCGTTGATGTAGGCTTTGCTCTTGCCATCCAGACGCATACCCGGAATAACGGCATGAACGACCTTTTTCTTTGCCTGCATTACCGGCATGGATTCCATGCCATCCAGATGCAGCTTATCGCCCAGTCGGCACAGTTCCACACGCTGACTGACCTGCGCGGCAATGGATGCGGCGCTGTCATGGTTCAGCTGGTTGCTGGAATCGTCCGAGGTGTCATCCTCATCTTCGGTAGGCTTGGTGCCGTCCTCTGCGGCATCAGCGCGGGCATTTGCGGCATCCAGCATAGACAGCAGGGTGTTGATGTCCGCCTTGGCCGGGCCATCTTCCATAGCATCACGGCGGGCGGTAATGTCTGCCAGTACGTCCGGCTTCGTAGGGTCGTCACCTTCGCCCTCGTCCTCGGTGGGCTTATCGGTGGTATCACCAGCCGCCGGGTCGTTTTCATCGTCAGCAGTAGCACCGTTGGTAGCCGCGATATAGGCTTTGAGTGCTGCTTCAAGGCCTGCCGGGTCAAGAGCAGGGACCGCCGCAGGAGCGCCGGGAGCCTCTCCATCATCAGCAGTGGGCTTTGTAGTTTTCACAGCAGTATCATCGTCCTGCGTGGGGTTGTTCATCTTCTCGTTCTCGTCCATAGGGGGTGTACCTCCATTGTTATCTTGGCTGTCCATGTTCAAGCGTGCATCATCACCTGCACGGGCGACAGCAACCAGCGCAAGGTGATTCACACGGATATTGGTCTGGATTGCATCATACGGCTCTCCATTCCATTCTCCGGGTTCCATGATAAGATCCTGATAGTACCCGACAGACAGTTCCCGCAGGCCCGACGCCTTTACAGCATCGGGGTCGTCAATGACGATTTTGGCACGGACGGTCTCGCCGTCCTGCTGTCCGGTAGTCAGGATTGTTCCCACTCTCTCCCGGCGGGCATTGTCTTTGTCTATCACCTGCGCATCGTGGGTAATGATGATGGGCTTTCCCTCATAGCTTGCAAGGCTCGCCGGGTCAAACACATCTTCCGGCCTGCGCAGTTCTCGACGTTCCGAACCATCTTCCAGCTTATACTTGAAGATGCCCGTGCGGGTCAGGATGGGGTTATCATAAAAATATCCCTCGGTGCTGTAATGCTCATCGACAGGCACGCTGTCAGCACGCATTTCGCTCCGAAGGACTTGCGGCGGATTTTTCTGATTCATTGTTTCTTCTCCTTAAAGGCTTGAGAATTGAGCCTATTAAAGTCAAAAACGGGTTTTGCAACACAGCGGCACTGGTAATCCTCGCCGGGGTTGCAGTGTCTCCCGGTGTAGATTTTCCCTCGCTTCGTCATGTACCACATTGCTGGCGGGTCATCATAACGAAACGTCTTACCATCAAGTTCACGATGGCACGCGCGCACACGTTCGTCGCCGGACGAACGCCAGATGTACTCCTTTACCCCGGCGGACTCCTGCCGAGTCCGGGTCAGATCTGCGCTCAATGTACCAATCTGGTCGCGGGCTAAAAGGTTCGCTTTCGATTTGGTCACATCGAAGCGTCGCTGTATCTCATTTGAAATTGCGGCGGGTGTTCGGCCCTTTGTAAAGCCGTCAATAATGATTTTCTCCATATCATCAAGGCAATCGCTCTCGATGCTGGTTATGAAAGAAACATTTTGCTCCGCCCACCTTGAAAGCATCTGCTCATACCGCTCACCAATGAAGAAGTCCTTGCTGATGTCGATGCCGAGTGTGGCCCGGACACTGCGTTGCCATTCTTGGAGCTGGCGGCGGTCTGTATAATCCGCACAGCGGCGGACATCACGTTCCAGCGGGTCGGTTTTCAGCCGCCGACTGAGCCGATCACGCATAATGCGGAACCTGTTCTGGATGCGGTGCACCATGTCGCTGTACCCATCTTTTCTGATGCTTTCAGAAGCCGTATCCATTTCATCCGCAGCGATGGCCAGTATCTCAGGCATTGAATCGCGCACCACAGCTTGAAGCTCTTTTAAGCGCCTGTTCTCAATGGCCCGCATCTTACTTTCTGCCCATTGCGGGTATTCCGGCTCGATCTTTGATTTTCTTGTCGTAGAAACCCGACTGTATCCGCCGGGGCCGTTGTTTCTCACTGGCATAAACACCTCTTTATCTTTCCGGGAATCTTCCCTCTGCCGGCATCAAAAAAGGCCCTGCATCGTTGAAGATACAGGGCCTTTACGTTCATGGCATGCAGCACTTGAATTGGTTTGACCTTTTTGCTTACAGCGCGCATCCGTCCAAGGCGAAGCGGAAGGAACGCGGCATATGGCTCCGCGCTGGCTCAGTCATGGAACAGGCCAGAACACTTCGCAGCGGTCTGTTGGGAGCGGGGTCGGCGCTTCCTCATGCCATCGAGGTGCCGATTACGGTGTACGGCGGGTGGAGCTGGGGATGGGATTTGAACCCACGACCTGAAGATTACAAATCAACTGCTCTGTCCAACTGAGCTACACCAGCATAAGTCGAGGGTACCGGACTCGAACCGGCGGTCTGGGAGTCAAAGGCCCATGCCTTATCCAACTTGGCCAACCCTCGATATGGAGCAGTCAACGGGGCTTGAACCCGCGGCATCCTGCTTGGAGGGCAGGCGCTCTACCAACTGAGCTATGACTGCGAACAAAAAGAGCCTTCGCAAAGGACGCTCTCGCGTCACCTGCAAAGGCTCTCAACGCCGTTATTGTTAATCAAACACCTTTTTACCTGCGGCAAATTTCTTTTTTGCTTCGTTCAGGCTGATGCGGTTATACCCGCCGCGATAATCGGGATCTGCGCGCTGTACGCCGTCATTTACCCAACCGCACACAGGGCATTCCTCAAAATCATCGTTCTCTTCAAAGTGATGCTGCCCACACAGCGGGCAAATGGTTTCGTCATTCATCGTTTTCTATTCCCTCAGCCTCAAGTCGGCGTCTATAATACTCTTCCCCATCATCGGGCTTGAACATCGTTCTTACGCCTTTCTCCGGGGAGCCTTTCGCAAAGTCATTTTTCTTTGAATCGTATCGGCATATAAGGCCATCTTTTGTCTTATAGCCCTTGATGCCGTTCTCACAGGGGCTTTCCAGAAGTTGAACCGCCCGCTTTTCGTATTGCTCCTTTGTCGTAATGCCATCGGGAGCGTACTCGGCGGCGTGGGTTCTTCCGTTTTGCCAGTGGTTATTCAGCTTCTGCTTGTTTGGAAACCCTTTCACTTTGAAAGCGTTTGCGCCTTTTGCCGAAACTGCGTTAGAATTTATTTTAGCATGACTTTGGGAATCATTCAAGTCTTTTGACGAATTTTCCTTGCCCGATTCATCTTTTGACGTTGTGTTCCCCATGCTGGAGAACTTTCCATCCTCATCGCGCTTGTGCTTGCTTGGGTCGAAGTCATCCAGCGTCAGGCCCAGTTGTTCAAGATATTCTTCCACGCTCCTGCGGAATGGGTCGAACACCAGCCCGCCGGGGACCTCTTGGGCAAGAATCTGTTCTGGGGTGAACCATGTGGCGGTGAACATCTCTTCCTGATCGCACACCGGGATTCCCGCATAGTCGTTGACGCGGTATATCTGCACAGGGAGGATTTCTTCTGGTTTTCCTTTACAGTTACCAAGATAGGTAATATTTCCAACGTCAATTCCAAACTCTTCTTTGGCTTCCCGGCGGAAGGCCACCCCCGGCGTTTCTTTCGGCTCGATATGCCCGCCGGGGCCACACCAGCCTTGGCCATCAGAGCGGCGCCCGCAGAGGATCTTGCCGTCCTGCACGACAAAGCCCGCCACATAGCCGCAGTCTCCTTCATCGGTAACAAGACCGCTGACATCCGCGGCATTCTGTTGCTGGCTATCAGCGGCTTCCTGCTGGGCATCGGCTCCTCCAAGTCCCCAGTCTTGGTGAATGTCCGCTTCCGTGAGAATGTTCTCTGGGTCAAACTGTTCGTCACGAACCATCGCGCGGCGAACTTCTTCAGCTTCGACGATTCCATTTGTGACGTATGTGCCGACGGTCTGTGCTCTGGTGAGCTGTGCCGCAGCAGCAGCTTGGTCTTGTGCTGCCTTTTCATCGTCAGACGGGCTCCACGCGCTCTTGTAGGTCACGGTGTACTCAGGAATCTCCTTGACTTTCCTGTTCCAAACCATGCCGCGAAGAATCAGCTCAACGAGGGTACGGGTGTTATCGCGGAGGTCACCGTTTTGGAGACCCCCGACGAATTCCTTGTAATTCTCAAGGTCACTCTCTCCGGTGGCATTCTCGCCCGCCGGGGAGCGCCCAAAAAGCCGCGTCTGTGGGATATGAGATACAGCAGACAACATCGCACAGGCATTGTCCAGAATGTCCTTAACGCCAGCAACAGACAGGGATTGAACGCCCACATCCTCGCCGTCGGCATCAATAATGACCATGTTCAGCAGATTACGGGCCAGGTCAAGCATTTCCATACGCTGAAGAACCGTATCCTCGCCGTCTGCCGTGGAAAGCACACCAGCAAGATTCTTCATCTTGTAGGTCACCATCGACAGCCGCTCCAGCAGGCGAATAGAATAGCCGGGGCCTATGCTGGCATTTCTCAGCTCTTCACGAATGCGCAGATACTCCGGGATGCCCCATGTGCGGTAGAGATTAGCCATAGTGGAGCTTTCCGGGATGTCCGAGTTATGGAAAACAAGGCATCTGGACGAATGCACAACATAGTTGCCGTACACGCTGTTGACTTGGTAGTACTCCGGGATGCCAGTGCCGCCCCGGCGGTAATCCTCATCGTCCGGGTTGTTCTCATATCCACTGACCCAAAGAGGATACATTTCGTTGCGGCCATATACCAACAGCTCTTCGACGCCGTGCACGTCACGCCAGTTCAAAGGATCCTGCAGGAGCCGCCCGTCGTCAACCAGCATCACCACAGCAGCGCCACCAAAGAGCCGCGCCCAGCGCAAAGCCTTGGCAAATTTGCTCTGGTATCGGATGGTCTGCAAGTGGTTGTCGATCTGCTTCTGCAAGTCTTTGTCCTTGATGCCGAGGTCGATGCCGTTCTTGGTTGCGTCGTCCGCCGGGGCATCAATAATGGTTGAGAACAACCCGTTTCCTGCATAGAGATCGGCCAGCTCCGTATCGCTTACCGCAGAGCCAGACGCCCACTGGTAGTACTCCGTGCTGTCGTGCTGGGTGCCGTACTTGTTCAGCACATTGTAGTAACCGTCAAGGCGCAGCTGTGTTTTGATTTTTCCGGGAATAACTTTTTTCACGCTTTCTCCTTTCCGGTTATGTTAAATCAGACTGCGGACATCAAAAATTCCGCCCTCGTATAATGCCAGAGCAACTGCATCAGCCCGGTCCGGGCTGGTCAGGCCGCGCTTCTTTAGCGACTCCTTGCTTTCAAGTTTCAGCTTGGAGGGCGCGCCGCTGAAGATGTACTTGCGGGTCGTGAGCTGACCTATCAAGGTCGCGTCATCCGGCAAATGCAGGAGACCAGACGCCGCCATGTCGCGCAGGACAGCCCACATCCATGTTGAAATATCGGCATATCTCCCGGCGGCTTCCTTATCAGGAACAGCAGACGAGAAATTGACAGGAACAACCATGAGTTTGTTCAGCTTCTGCCGAATCTTCTCCCTGTTGAGAATATCCGTCACTCCGCCGCCCACACCCGTATCGTCAATAATCGCATAGATCAGACCGCGATATTGCGGATGCGCTGTGCGCAAGGCCTTGTACATTTCGATAATGTCATCGGCTGTTGCGTACAGGTCTTGGCCGTGGCGCGTGACCAGCTTTTGAATGTCCCCGTCAATGTTCTTCGCAATGGCGGTGTCGTCATTGCCGAAGCGGGCCACATCACACCCAATAGAAATTCTGGCCGGAATGCTGTGCTCAAGCGGTTCAGTATTGACCGCTTTTGTGGCAAGCGCCATCGGAATAAAGACGTCGTCCTCATTTTCCGGAAACTCGCCGTCAACACGGACGCGGACCACATTGCTGTTCTTGCCGAACTTTCGCTCCAGGTCAGCGATATTTTGCTTATTCGTGCGGGGGCTGTCCCTGCTGGACACCTTCATGCAGTAGTAGGACTGGGCATCCACGGTGTGCGAATCGTGGAATGTGCCAGTGTTCTGCGTTGGGTTTCCGCACATCAGTAAGCGGTTGTTATCGCCGGACAATGTGCCCTGTATGGCCTCCATGATGGGGTCAGCAACGCCGGATGCCTCGTCCACCACGAAAAGCATATTGTCTTCGTGGAAGCCCTGCATATTCTCTGGCTTAGTGGCTGTACGGGCCACGGCGAACCAGCGTTTCTCATGTCCTCTCATGTAGACACGGGTCTTTGTCCATACAAGCATGGCCTGCAAGACAGGACTGCGCTCCTGCCACTTGGCAATCTCAGCCCAGAGCACATCGTTCAACTGCTGGCGGGTCGGTGCCGTGCACACGACGCGGGGATACGGGAAGCAAGCCAAGAACCAGAGCACCAAGTTTGCTTCAAAAGCTGTTTTTCCAACGCCCTGTCCTGAACGGATGGAAACTTTGCGGTGCTGTGCAATGGCCGTAGCCGCTTCTTTTTGCCATTTATCCGGCTTGAAGCGTGTAACCTCTTTGAAGAACAAGCAGGGGTCTTTGCGGTACAGCGGGAGCCGTTTGGCGAAGACTTCACGTTGTCTCAGCGCCATCGTCCTCGCCCTCCACTTCTGCATCCGCCGCCTCGACCGCCGCCACCCAGTCGTCTACCAGCTCATTCTTGCCGCTGTTGCTCATTCTGCGCAGGTCGGCAAGCTGCTGTATCACCTTAGACTTCTGGCGCTGTACATCGGTCAATAGCCGCTCTAAGCGCTCCACGATAAGGTAGCTTGATTCGGTGGTGGTTGATGTCTCAAGGCTGTTGCCAGGAAGGCGCTCTTCCCTTTGCACCTTTGCATCTATCCGCTCAATGTAAACCTCCTTGTCGTTAGCCTCTTTTTCTTTATCCTCATCCAGCCGGGTAAAAGACCTGCTGGATTTTGATGTATGCACCGACTGGATGTGCTGCTTCTTTTCCTGCGCCGCCGTGATGCGCTGGAGCAGGAACGCTTCGCGGGCGGTCAGCAGTTGAAGCTCCTGTATCAGCAGGTCCTCTGCTTCCACATCTTTCGTGCAGTCCTGTATAGCTTTCTGGTTTTCTTCGGAAAATGCGCCAAACATCACCGCAGACCAGCCACCGTGTTTCAAAGCATTCTGGTTACCCGGCGGTGCTCCGCCATGATTGCCAACAGCGTTGACGTTCCCTTTCGGCGCGCCGCCGAGATTCGGCCTCTTCTCAGGCTGAGCCGCCGGGTCTTGTTGGGTGCGTTTTGAAGATGCACCCTTTGGGTGCGACGGGGTGCGCTTCTTGGGTGCACCCTTTTGTGCATCCCAATACCGCTTTTTCCAAGACTTGACCGTGTTCAGCGATACACCCAACTTCTTTGAGATTTCGGTGCATCCCATCCCTTTCTTATAAAGGGTGAACGCCTTGTCTCGCGTTTCCATCTACATCGCCACCACTATCCTTCTTCATTTTCTGTCCCGGTGTCGGGCCGGGCCGTTGTGTTGTTCCGAAGAAAAAGCGCCGGCTCTTTGCAGAGCCAGCGCCGCGCCACCCTCTTACACGATTCTTGCAAGAGCGGTTTTAGAAATCATCATGTTGCCGAGTTCCACGGCCAAGAAAGTGCCAACGAACAGCCCTGCGGCCGTCAGCAGAAACGGCGCTCCCACCATTGCGTACAGCTCCACTCCGATGAACAGAGCCACGGACAAAGAGAGGATAACAGCTTTCCACAAAATCCCCAGCTTTTTCCACGGCCCCCAAACAACAAGGAGATACGCTGCTCCCTCGGCCATCAGACCAAAAGCCACATCGACAGGTCCAAACGGGCTGGTTGCGTTTGCGATTGCGATTCCCAGCAGAACCGCCGGGGCATATCTCTTGTCTTTGAACGGGAGCGCACAGAGCATATTTGCAACCCGGAATTGGATTGCGCCCCACGACAGGGGGTTCAATGTGGTCAGTGCCACATACAGTGCCGCGACAACGGCGGTCTGGCAAAGAGCACGAGTATTTTTCATCTTGCGCCCCTCCCTTATACTGTTACCGTTACATGGCCGTGCACACCGTCGGTCACATCCGACTCGACCTCGACCCAGTAGGGATGAATCTCCCCCGTGAGCCACTGCTTCAGCTTGCAGGCGGCGTCCTCAATGACAAGGCTCTTGCCATCCAGCTGCTCACGAATGAACTTGTCGATTTCGCAGTAGTCCGGGATCCACTTCTTCGGAGTGATAGTCACGGTGAAGTTGTTCGTGTAGTCTGCCTCCCCGATAGGGCAAAAGCATCTGCACTTCTGGGTGTACTTGATTTTCGACACCCCATACTCATTCTTGAACTTAGGCATTTCCCTCTCCTTTCGGCTTCTGGACGATGAACAACAGCTCTTTCGCCTCACGCGGGAATGGGATAGCCATAAACGCTGTGAGGAACGCAGACGGGACATAGGACTTCATGCGTTCATAGAAATCCTTGAGCGCCGGCGGCTGTTTAGAATAAAACTCATCCATTTCGCGGACGCTGGTGACCAGACCGACCTCCTGCACAATACTGAATCCGATTTCGGTCAGCTTGGCTTTCAGTTCATCGTAGCCCCACTCATAGACATGAGCGCGGTACTGGGTCTGATACCCATTGCCTGGGGTGTTCGGACAGGAGAGGAACATCTTTGCACCCGGCTTCATCACTTTGTAGCATTCTGCAAGGCTTTTTGCGCCGTCCGTAGGGTGCATATGCTCAATGGCAGAGGTGTAAATCACAAAATCGGCAAACCCCGCCGGGATGACTTTCGACATCTCAGCAACATTGCCCAGCTTCCAACCCACCCGGAACGGGTAGTAGGAGGCCAAATCCTTGGGTTCGAGGTTCTTTGCAGTTGCGCCGCGCATCGCTTCCTTGATGTTTGCTTTGCTGATGTCCACTCCGGTATAGGATGCAATGTCCTTTGCGTAGTAGCGCAGCAGCGGGAGCATCAGAGAGCGCCCACAGCACACATCCAGCACGTTCATCCCCTTTTTCGCCATATGCGCAGCGGCAAGGTGCTGGATATAGTTCATAACGTCCAGATTGGTAAAAAATCCGTCTCTGAACTGCATATAAAAATTCCGCATCTGGTAGGTGGTGCAGAGAATCTTTTCCCTGTCCATGCCATCCTCGACGCGGTAGACGATTTCTTTATCCACGCCATTTTCCTTTCGTATCAAGGTATTTCTGGTACTTTATCCACTCTCTCAACGAGTACTCCCGGCGGCGGCGATAGTCTGCGCCGATCATCCCCTTGGGCGGTCTGACCACGACCATCTCTGTGCCATTGAAGTATGACAGCCCTCCGAAATTGACCTGTGTGGTCCATGTCGTGCTGTCCACGCTGTAAAAGCCGAAACTCACTGCATCCTTTTTGGTGTACCCCAGACCATGCACCCGCACCCCGCAAGAATTTGCATACTGCACCAAACGACGGATATAGCCGTACTCGCTGGGCTGTATGTGCTTGATTGCGAAGCCGCCGATGCCGATATAGGGATAATCCCTACACAGGCGCTTGAACTCGTCCAGACCACGGGAGCGGTGCCAGACCGGAATGCTTTGCTTTCCTGTCTCTGCTTCAAGGCGCGCTCTCATGCGTTTTACAGCGTCATAACCTACGATGGAATCCACATCCAGCTCGAAGAAATGCTGCACGTTGTTGCGGTTGATAAAGTCGATGTACCGACTCAGGTATCCATCCCAATCTACTGGCTTTGAAGACGCTTCTATACCGTGCATAAAAGTAAATGCCCCGCTGTCGAGCAGGAACATTTTCCATTTTGGAATTTCTTCGATTTGCCATGGTCGGATGTAAAAGAAGCTCTCCAGAACATATTCTGGATGGTACTCTTTCACAATCTTCTCGGCCGGGAATGTACCTGCCAGACATAGCCTCATGTCTCAAACCATTCTCCGCAATGCGGACATTGGATGAGCTTAGAGCCGCTCTGCTGCGGCACAGCGAGCTGAGAAGATTCCGGTTGGGTAGATTGCTGGGTCTCGGCGCTCTGCTCTGCATCGGCCGCTTTGGGCGGCTGTTGGACGGGTTCCGTAAAGAACTCCTCGAAGTCGGCATCCTCCACTTCCCGAAGAAGCCCATCAAGCTCCACCTCGCTGAAACCCGTGTCCGTCAAATCAACGTCCAAGGCTTTCAGCGCGTCCATTTCGGCGCGGAGAACATCATCATTCCACGAAGAAGCCTCGGCCACCTTGTTGTCTGCGATGCGGTATGCGCGGATTTGCTCATCCGTCAGGTCATCGACCCGAATACACGGCACTTTGTCCATGCCAAGCCGTTTTGCGGCCTCATAGCGGGTGTGTCCTGCGATGATAGTTCCTTTTCCGTCGATGAGGATGGGGACACGGAAGCCAAACCGCTTGATGCTCTGCGCAACAGGCTCAATGGCCGCTTCGTTGTTCCGGGGATTGTTCTCATAGGGATGGATCTGCGAAATATCCTGATACACTACTTGCTGATTCATTTTTTCTCCCTTCTTTGCTATCCCGCTGGCGTTGCGGGTCAAATTGGGGAGCGGCGGTTTTCTGCCTCCTTTCCGGGCATAAAAATACCCGCTCGGTGGCGAAACCGGGCGGGCAATGCGCTATGATTAGAATTTTACGGTATTATTCTACCACATTTTTCATGCCGTGTAAATGACATGATTTTGACATCGGCCTACTCCATGTCCAAGGCATCAATGCCGAACATGAGCGCCGAGATTTTTTCAACGGCTGCATCGTGGTCTCGGTATGCCTGACGGGTGCTCACGCCCTCCAGCGCCGCAAGCTGCTCAATGGACTTGGCCTCGTCGTCAATGTACATCGCTTTGATGATGCGGTAGCCGCGCTTATGGGCCTCATTCTTGCTCTGTTCGCAGTACGTCTCGTACAGAGCCAACATCGAATCAATATGACGAACCATGATTTTTGTACGGCGGCAGGAGTTGCGGATCGATTCGACCGTAATCGCGTTATTGCGCTGAAGCATCATATCAAGCAGTTCCAGCGCAGTTTCTTCTTCCTTGCCGTCATGGTCACCCGTTTCGTCCGTATAGACCGCGCCCGTGCAGTGCTTCTTGAACATTCGATAGTTTTTCAGCAACAGCTTCGTGTTTCGAAGTCGGCGGTCACAGCGGCCTGCGGCTTTGCGGGTCTGTTCTGCGATAACTTCCTTGGCGCCCTCACGAGCAGCCTTTCTTGCAGTTTCCTGAATAACGGCCATCATTTCTTCCGGGATAGTCATTTTGCGCACCCTCCTGTTCTATCGTTGCCAAAATACATCAATTTAGGTATAATAGACTTGCTCTATCGGGGGATTGCGCAAGCGATCCTCTTTTTTATTACTCAGATAGATTTCATCCTGCGGGTCACCTCGCTCTGACTCAAAACCGCCAGCGGCACACGCTTGATGCCCCGCTCTGCCGCCATCTTAGCCGATACGGCCTCCATCGCCCGCAGCATATCCGCACTCTGGGTCTCTGCGAAGCCACCGGGCAGGATATGATTCTTGCTTTCCCGCATATCGTTGACTTTGAGTTCTTCCTGCAAAGCCTGTTCCGAACAGCGGCGAAGCAGCTCCATTGCGTAGGCTTCACCGTCCTGCTCTACCCATCCGATGTACTGCCGGTAATTATCCAGCGTTTCCCGCTTCAGGCGGGCAAGCCGTTCCTTACCGAAACCGAAGGTCAGGTGCGTTGTCGCCGCCATAACCAACCATGCAATTTCTGCCCCCTCATTCTGGGCCATGCGAAGCTGTTCTTCCTTGCGGTTGCGCGGGGCCTTGGTCTGCGGAAGCCGGACCTCAAAATCACAGATGCCCTTCAAGTCCTCCCGCATAGCATCCGTTGCGCTTTTGCGGTTCTCGGTCAGGATTTTTGTTTTGTACCGCTGCTGAAACTCGTGCATTTCATTACAGGCCCGCTCTAGGCGCGTAGCTCCAATGCCCTCTTCCTGGTGCATGGCCACTACCATACACCAAGTGAAGATCTGCGCCGTCTTATCCCGTTCATCGGCCCGCTGCTGGCGAATGTTCTTCATCTGTTTTGCCATCTCCAATCTTTGCACCCCAAAATTTTTGCCAAGAGCCTTTTTGTTTTGCTGCAGTCCCAATAGTTCTTACACCACTGGCACCGGCCATTGCACAGGAACGCCAGATGTGCTTTCATGTGCCCTCCTTTGCATTTTTGACCTTCGGGCCCGCCATGTGATTCACAGCCCAGGACCAGCCCGCCATGAGCAATGCGGCCACGATCAGGACAATAGACGCCAGCGCCGTCACCGTCTGGTCTGAAATAACTTCACGAATCAGATTCATTTTTTTCTCCCTTTCCGCACGCCGATTGAAGTACTTAACCGGGGAAACTCCGCGTTCATTACAGTCTTTGTTGCTGAAACTGACGATGGCACCGCAAGTTCTCTTATTGGTGCACCGAATACATTTCACGCCCGTACCACTCATAACTTCATAGGTAGATGCGCCGCAGAACGGGCATTCCTTGCTCTTAGGTTCAACGTGTGCTTTCATTTGCTTGCTCCTCTCTGTTCCAGTCTTTTACGGGTGCATAGTACCCACACATCATGCAGCAGACAATTCTGCGACGGCTCCCCAGCAATACGATAAGGCTTGGCGTCGTACTTCTAAAAGGTTTCCCCCATGCCAGAAATCTGCTTCCGCATTTAGGACACGGGAGAACCGCACCTGTTTTCTCCATCAGGATCCTCCCCTGCGCACCGGCTTCTTGCCATTCCCGGCAAACTTTTCAGGCCGTTCATCACTCATGCCGCGAGCCAGAACCAGCGCCCTCTGGTCGTTCGGCATCTGGTAGGTGCAGCCAGTCGCAACGTGAATATACAAATCATTCGGAACGGCGCGGGCAATTTCCGCCGTTTCGTACTGACCCAGACGATATACCGCGCCGCCACCGGTAGGAACCGCTTTGATTTCGTGTTCGGGACTCACATACACGCTGGTGCACTGGGCAATGTTCGTAATGGAGTCCCATTTTTTGCTCATGACGTACATTCTGCATCCTCCACATAGCGCCAGCTCTGGGGCGGGCTGGTAATTTCCACAGGCCGCATACCAAACCGTGTCTCTTGCAAGCCAGTGAGTTCTCGCAGGTCGAGTGGTCGGTCATAAATTTTCAAGTTGGAAATGTGCCATCCCCAGCCGGGGTGTATCCCAAGATATTTAGAGAGCTGTTCGTCGGTCAGGCAAGTAGTAAGTTCCTCTCGCTGGACATTTCGGTACTCATCGTTATTTTCTGGCATGGTGTAAACCGGCAAATCCAGACTTGGGGCTGTAAAATTGAACCCCACGCTATCTCTATCGACCTTGTAAACCTCATCGCAGACAAACTCACCAATTACTTTTCTGTCCATCTTCCGCAAGCCCTTTGGTGACCTCATTAGCCATCCGCTATTGCCGGAACAGTAAATGTACACCTTAAACGGCGTTTCGAGCTTTGGGCAGGTCTTGCGCACTTCAACCGTTTTCATCCCGGCCCAAATCAGCTTGCACCAGTTTGGACGGACGCTCAGCAAAACAGCTTTACTCACTTTGCACCTCCCCGCCGTCCAGGTCGCCTTTGAGCTGTTCGAGCTTTTCGAGCACGATCTGCTGTACCTCTTCAGGCTTGCCGACGATCTCAACGAGCTGCGCCAGCATGATGTAAACATCCGCGATTTCTTCCCTGACGCTCTCGTGGGCGACCTTGATCTTCGCACCGTTGCGGTAGTTGAAGGTTACGGCCCGCTGGAGATTGCAGATCGCCTTCGTGAGCTCTGACATTTCCTTGATCGCCATCTGGAGCTGAGGGGCGGTGCCGTACCGATTGATCGCCCGCCGGATGGTACTCAGACCGTAATTAGGAATGACCGGGATTCCTGCATCCTCGTACCATTTGAGCTTTTCCCGCAGGGTCGCGTAGGCCCACAAAATCGTGTAGTGCTCTGCGATCAGTCCATCAATGCTCTGCTTCGGGTCGTCGAAGAGGTGATCGGTCAGACTTTCGGAGAGCTCCATATCGTTGCAGCCCAGATCGATGCTGCTGCCATGCCCCTTGACGAGTTGCCGCGCATACTCGGTCAGTGCCATTTCAGGTTGCCGCAGCCATACCCAGCCGTCCTCGCTGACGTCAGTAAAGTTGAGGGCAGTCTGAAAATTGTCCACCGGGTTGTCGGTCGTCAGCCTCGGAACACTCTTAATCTTTTGCTTATCCATTTGCTCACCCTTCTTTTTGAATCATCGTCATATCGTAGCCGTTCTCCACAAACTTCACGCAAAGGTCGTGATTGATTCCATTTCCGAGATATGTATAGATGTCCATCATTTCCTCTAACGTAAAATTCGTACCCAGCAGCTTGTTGATGCCCTCAAAATGAAGTTTTCTTTCCTTGGGTGAAACTGCCTTAATTGCAGTCCGCGTAAGCCACTCCAGAATTTTTGCTTTCAGCTGGGTTTCGTCGGTCACATCTTTCAGCCTGAAGCCGGAATCAGTTCTCAGGCTGAAAATGAGTTCATTTTGCATATTCACGAACGACTGCGGGAATGCTGCTTGGATTTTTCCAGCCCACGGGGTATCGAAAATATTGAATTTTTCTACACCGCTTGCGGCTTCTGGCTCTTCTTTGGCAAGAAAGTCAATCGTATTTTCGACATCTGCCAGCGTGTGGATATGTCCCAGTGAACCTTCCATGCTCAGCACGGCCTTCAGCTGGTCAGCGTTAAGCGTTCTCATTTTTTCACTACCTCCTTCGGCGGCAAAGGCATCCACCCGACCACAGGAGAATCCACGCGGTTATTGTAAACATCCTCCGGGTTGAAATGGCGATATTCCCACCAGCCTTTGGGGATGAGATAATCGTCATGCTCTTCATCATAGGTGCCCCACTCGAAAATCTCTTCCCAGTAGAACTTGCTTTTTTCGGACAAAACAGTGCTATCTTCGTAGTGGGCCGTCGTAATCCCATATCCGCCGCAGGCTGTTTCAAACAGAATCAGCACTTCCGTCTCAACTTTCGGAGGATCCTTGTCGGGGTCGCGCCAGAAAGAAAATAGCGCTCCTTCCTGTGCAACAGGAAGTTTCTCGACCTTTTCCCGCGCTACCCGGAGAGTCGCAGAAACAACATCATTCGCACTCGGCTTCTGAATCGTGTTATACTCCAGGCATTTCAATACGTCCTCACGATTGATGTACTCAGCCATTGTTTTCCTCCTCATAAATATCAAGTGCCATGTTCAGCGTGTACGGGGTATCCACCGCGGCGTCTGCGTCCGGGTCAAACTGCACGTCCAAGCTCCCATCTTTCAGCGAAATGGTGAGCACACAGTTATTGAGCTTTGTCGTAAAGCTGTCACCATCGTTCAACTTCCCATGGTCAGCCGCGTACAGCTCCAGCGCCGCTTTAATCGCTGCGTTCGACTGTTCCATCAATCCCTTTTCATTCATCTGAAATCACCTCCATCTTCGCCACATCGAATTTCTCATACTCTGGGTAACAAGCCTTGGCCATCACTTTTGCCCGCGCCGCTGCGCTTTTACCGCTTTTATCGTCAACCAGCACATACGGCAGGAGTGCAGAGCCATGCTTGCCAGACGCCGCTATCAGTATCTGATACTTAGGCATCTTTCCGTCCTTTCCCGGATTTAGGCGGGTGAGCCTCCTGCCAGCGGTCCTCTCTGCTCGAAGCGATACACAGAGCATAGGCCAGCGCCGTAGCCATTACCGCCAGAACCACCAGCACAATTCAAAGCCACATTTTGCATCACCCTCCCAGAAGATTTTTCATCATATATCCGGCCATAGCCTGTTCGTATGCCTGTTTAGGGACATCCGCCGCACCATTCTCTTCCAGCAGCTCTTTGATGCTGTGCTCGCGTCCTGCGCCGTCAATGGCCCGAACTCTGGTACTGCCGCGATTGACCGTCACCGTTTTCTTATCGCGCGGGTGGATACCGAACGGAAGCTGGAATCCTTTCTCAAACACCCAGAGGTGATAGCAGTCGCAGACATCCACCAACCTGTCCTGCGTCGGGAACACCTCGACGGCAACTCGCTTCTCGCCGAACAGGTCGTTTTTAATTTCCATCTTGACGGCCCACGGGATATCCCCGTTGCCGTCGCTCTGGCCAACGCCCTCTGCCGCCGTAATCGTGACGTGTTCGACCTTGCCCCATTCCGTGCGGAGCAAACGAGACATCACGCTGTACTTCTGGTCTTCGCTGATCCATGCCCGATCCATCTCCCTCATCCAGCCGTGATAAGGTACTCTCAGCTCTTCAACCGCCTGTTTCGGGGTAATCGTCTCAATCCACTTCATGTTGCTGCTCCTTTCCAGTGCTCATGCCCATCAGCTCCGGCGTGTCCACTACATTTCCAACCACCTTTGCGGTCAGAACCAAGCTTGCAAGACCATGCTCGACAAACTCCTTTCGGTTCTCCGAAAATTCTGCGTAGAATCCGATATGGCCTACGCCGTAGTCGATGTATTCGCCGTATCTTACGGCAAAAATCACATCTTTGCCGCATCGATCGTCTTTCAAAATGTCCCCCTCAAAAACAGGCGCCCCGTTTCCGTCCGTCAGAGTCGTGTTCATGCCGATCGTAAACGGCTTGACGAGATGGGCGTATGCCGGCTCTTGCTCGGAGTTGATGTACCAGCCCTCACCCGGGCGACTGTTCTTCACACCCGGGGAGCGAATCAAGAATCCCTCATGCCAAGTGCCATCTGGGGACTGCCCACGAAAAGTTCTACCCTGCATCATGCTTCCTCCTTGACCTTGACAGGAAGCACCAGCGCTTCATACTGCGGCTCAATCAGCTTTACGGGGGATAGAGGACCGACCACCCATGCGCTGACCTCGTCTCCTTCCATCGACTTCAATGCCTCGCTCAGGAACTCCAGATTAAAGCCGATTCGCAGGCGCTCATCCAGCTTTCCGTTGAAGGAAAACTCCTCATTCATCTGCGCAATCGTGCTACGCATCGATGCTCTACCTGTGCCGCCGGGTTCCAGATCCATCACCAAGGTGCTCTTTTCCTTTGCGTCTGCAGACCGAGCAAGTTTGACGCGTCCCAGAACGCCCAGCAATTCTTTTCTGTCAAGCACGATTCTGGTTCCCCCACTCTTTTGGGCTGCAATTTTGCTATAATCCAGAAACGGTTCTGCGATCAGGCGAGACTTTACCTCAAAATTGTTGTCACTGAAAACGGCCTTTTTGCGGTCTCTTTCAATACTGACGCTCCCATCAAGGCCCAGCGTATCAATCGCCTTTGCCGTTGCCGCCGGAAGCACAAACTTGAAATCACCATCAGCGGTGCAGTTGATTCAACTGACGGCCA